TATGGAAACAAGATTGGAGAGAAAGTCCTACATCATCTTGGACTTTAAAAGATCTCAAGAGACATCTCTACAGGGCAGTTGTCAATGTTAACATACTGGAGGGAATTCGCTTTTACGTTAGCTTTGCTTGCAGCTTTGGTTTTGGGGAACTTAAACTTATGGAAGGATCCGCAAAGATCATTTCCCTCATCGCAAGAGACGAGTCACAACACCTCGTACTTACCCAACAGATCTTAAGTAAGTGGGCACAAGGAGATGATCCAGACATACTACAGATAATGAAAGAAGAAGAACAGAATGTCTATGGTATGTTTAAGAATGCAGTAGAAGAAGAGAAAGCGTGGGCTGATTATTTGTTTAGTAATGGAACTATGATAGGATTGAATGCAACATTACTTCATCAGTATGTTGAATGGATTGCTAATCGTAGAATGAAAGCAATCGGTTTGAGTCCTATCTATGATATTCCACTTAGAAATAACCCTCTACCGTGGACACAACACTGGCTAAATAGCAGAGGACAACAGAATGCTCCACAGGAAACTGAGATAGAGTCTTATGTTGTTGGTGCTATCAAACAGAACGTAAAGAAGAACACATTCAGTGGTTTTAAACTTTGAGAAACAGTTTGGTAAGGGTGTTGACCCTTGGTACGCAAAGGCAGAGAGGTGGGCGAAGAAACAACGTTTCCCAATCTCTCATCTATTGCTCGGTTTGATAGCGTGGTTAAAAGAAAAGTGGATAGAACAAAAGATCGAGAACACTATGAAATCTGTAGACTCACAGGTCGAACAGATTCATAAAGAATGGGATGAATCTCAACCTAAACCTAAGATCATAGAAACAAAGTCTGAGGTAGAAGGTTTATCAAACTTTGAAATTAATTATGACATTTCTGATAGGTCAGGTACCGAGTAACATCTCCGAACCAACCAAAGCAAGACTATTACATAACCCATATTGGCCGTGGTATCTACAGAGTGAGACAACCTCGTATGATACAGAGTTCAATACAAGTATTAAAGATTCACTTTCGGGTGAGGATATACAATTTCAACACACTGTTATAGACACGTTAGGTTCTATTGTATCTCCTACTGCATACGAAAGAATAACAGAACCAATATGGAAATGGATAGTAGCAAATAATGACATAGAGTTTGGTCAGTTCAGACGTATCAAGATTAATCTTTTAACTAGAAAGGAAACAAAACATCTGTATCACACTCCACACGTGGATTTTGATCAACCTCATTGGACAATACTCTATTATGTTAATGACTCTGATGGTGCAACATACTTCTTTAAGAACAAGTATGATGGTACATCACAGAAGTTAGAGATACAAGAGAAGGTCGAACCAAGACAAGGAAGATTCGTTTTGTTTGATGGATTGCAGTATCACGCATCCAGTAACCCTCAATATAATGAGAAAAGATGCGTAGTGAATTTCAACTTCACCTCAAGTATCTCCGAAAACTTAAGCACGACCTTCGCAGAGAACCCAGAAATTTCTTAGATGAGAATGGGAAGAGGGTAGGTAAACCGAAGTATAAAAGAATACAAAAGAAAGGTTAAGGTTGCTAAATAGGTGTGGGTATGCTAACATACCTTTACGTTCATCCTATGATAGAAGTCGCACTAATGGCATCACTCCTTGCTGAACACAATGCTTCCCACTGGGAAATGTCTTGTTCAGAATGGAACCAAAACAGGATCGAGATACTTAGCGATAAGAATCTCAGGTCTGATGCTCAAGAGTATCTTATAGATTATTTCTTGACAAAGGTGTCAGGTAAATGCGATGCGTATATAATAGGACGCAAGTAAGCCGACTCGGAACGGATTCGTTCATCCTATGTACCACATACTACTCAGTCTAATAGCAATAGGAGCACCACTTGATTGTGAACACGCTGCTGAACTATTAGAAAACGTAACTAAAAACCCTGATAGATCTGAGAGATTAGAACTAACAAGAGTTGTAGTTGCACACACTGATCCAGGATGTTTTCCATCGGACGCAAAAGTTGACTGAAGGAACGGATATTAAACCATCCTACTACTTTGGAGAAACCCAATGGCAAAAGTCACTTACCGTGGTGTTGTATATGACACCAATAGAAACAAAACTCAGCAACAATCAAAGGTCGATCTAGTTTACCGTGGTGTAAAATTAGAGAAAGAACTTAGCAAATAAATGCTAATTACGTTAGAAATCATAGGAGCATCTGTGGTTTTCTTATCGATCATATACGCTGAAGTTCAGTTTTTATACAATCACTAACACTGTTTACAAAGACAGTTTAATTTGATACAATAGAGGGCAATTAGCCCTCTTTTTTATTCTAAATATTATGACAAAACCTAGGAGCAGTACAATGAAAATCTTTCTTGATTGTTCTGATCCAGATCTTATATCTCACTCTGTTGAGACTGGTTTGATTGATGGAGTTACAACTAACCCATCATTAATGAAGAAACAGGGACAAGACCCTAAAGAAGTTATAAAAAGAATTGCCGATTTATTTCCTTGGGATTCATCTATCTCAGCAGAAGTAGTTGGTGATACAGCAGAAGAGATGTTGGAGATGGCATCCGAGTATGTACCTATCTCACCTAACATTACAATTAAAATACCTTGCACACGTGAGGGTCTTATCGCTTGTGGAGACCTTTCAGCAGATGGTATATCAACTAACGTCACTCTAGTATTCTCACAAGCACAAGCAATCCTCGCTGCTAAAGCAGGAGCAACTTATATCTCACCTTTCATTGGACGTGTCAACGATCAATACTGGGATGGTTTGGATCTCATTAGAGGTATAAGAAACATCTATGACATCCATAACATAGAGACAAACATTCTTGCAGCATCTATTCGTACTCCTAAAGATGTACCTGATGCCTTTGGTGTTGGTGCTAATGTATGTACAATACCCTTTGATGTATTTGGAAAACTCTTTGAACATATCTTAACCAAGACAGGTCTTGATAAATTCAACGAGGATTGGAAAGCGTTACAGGCAGGACTATGAACAAACAACGAATGAAAGAGATCATCAAACAACTCAAGGACATTACAAATGAACTTGAGTCTGAGGTCTATAGTGACCTAGATGCTTGGAGTATAAGTAGTGGTAGTACATTATCCTACCGTGACACAAGCGACAAAGACGAACTCTGCGATTGATTATGAAAATCCTTGGATGTTTCAAGAACAACCTTTTTTATCTGAGAATATTGGTGATTCTTTCGGGTTTGTCTATAGGATTACAAACATACAAACTAATAAACAATACATCGGACGTAAATACTTTGTCCAAAAACGAAAGCCTAGAGGTGGAGGTAGGAGAGTTACGTCTGAAAGTAACTGGAAAAAATACTATGGATCGTGTCCTGAACTTACTACCGACATTAAAACCATAGGTAAAGAACTATTCAAACGTGAGTTGTTATCCGTACACCCTACAGTAGGGAAGACAAACTACGAAGAGACAAGACAGTTGTTCATAAACAATGTACTTACTAGCAAACTAGAGGATGGATCTCCTGCATACTACAACAGTAATATACTAGGAAGGTACTACAGGAAAGACTATTTTAATTGACAGGGTGCTAAAAGTCTGCTATATAGTAGGTTCATTCGAGCACTTCTATGACTAACTTTCTAGAGGAACAGGACTTCTTGGGAAATTATATAGAACTTCTGGTTGATAGACTACATCAATCTGTTAGTGAAGGAAACTTTGATGAAGCACAGGTTTTAGCAGACGAAATAAAGAAGATTCAAGCGACTAATAAGTAAAAATTATATCACTCATAAAAAATCAGTAACTCTGTCAGGATTTAAAGCTTGACAAAACTTAACATTTGCTATATATTATTGTTACACTTCTTAACATAGTTACAAATGACTACAGTTACTGAAAGCGGTGGAAGACAAAACATCTACTCCGTTGAACCAACTCCTTACGTTGACGATACAGTTAACTACGAAGGATACCCACAGAATGCAGAAAAAGTAAATGGTCGTTGGGCTATGATCGGATTCGTTGCATTACTCGGTGCGTACATCACTACTGGACAAATTATTCCAGGTATCTTCTAATGAATTATTGGAAGAACGCAGAACAAACAAACGGTAGACTAGCAATGCTAGGTTTTAGCATCGCTATAATCAACTACGGTTTTACTGGTTTTATAATACCAGGTTTTTATTAATGAGATTCAAATCACAATTCACAATTCAACAAGAGGACAAACTAATGACTCCAGAAGCAGAAAGATTTAACGGATGGGCAGCAATGCTAGGTTTCGTAGCAGCAGTTGGTGCTTACACATTCACAGGACAGATCATTCCAGGTATTTTCTAATGACAACACCAAAACCAATCGAAAAAGAAAAGGTAGTAGCAGAAAGACTCAATGGTAGACTAGCAATGCTAGGTATCATCGCAGGAATCGGTGCTTACTTAACCACAGGTCAACTTATTCCAGGTTTTGTATAAGTGGAGATCTCTCCTTTCCAAGCAATAATGTGGTGTCTCTACCCAATAGGGGCACTCGTATTTGTGGAATTATTCCTTCGTGCCACCGATGGGAATGATGATGACGACGATCAAGGTGGCGGTATTATGCAACCAGTTTACGGAGCAATCTAATGATTCAAGCAGGATCTATCTTAGCATTTCTATGCTTAACAGGGTTTACAGCGACAGTTGGTCTACCTGTATTCTCTACAATCGTGTAACACATCTGTTACAAGGTCTATCTTTATCCCTCAATCTAAAAGAATGAAAAATTTAATGTACAATCCATACTATGCTCTAATAGAATTTGGATTTTTTATTGTTGTTGGTACAGCAGCAGGAATGGCAGGAATGATATGAAGAATTATATACCACTAAAAATAGTGCCACGCATTTTTTATTGGGCACTTACATTTGCAATCCTATTCGGAGTGTCTACTACAGCATATGCTGAGACACTCTGGGTACAAGTACCACAATGGTCTGACGATTGGGAAAAGTGTGCAGTTGATGTACCAGATGCTGCGTGCCATTGGTACGTTGCTAACGCAGACAATACATTCGGTGACGGTTTCGATTGGGAATCAGCACCTTGGTATAGTATTGAAGGACTCAAAGACGTAGCACCTATACAAAAGCAAACAGTTGTTGAAAAATTACAAGACATAGGTTAGATTGAATAAATACTATTTCAATCAAGGAGATCTATGTTTGAGGACGAAGAACTATGGGATACTGACCCCTTCTCTGAACAGATAGAACACCTCTGGGATGATATGTCAAAACTAAACTCTCTCTATGAGGAGTTATGTTGGAAACCAAATGACCCTATCGAGTTCGTTCCAGACTATGATAAGAATCAAATTATTATACGTCCAAAGAAGAAGTCTTCATTTGCTGATAAATAGTTCTGATTGATTCCTAGATGTGAAAACATTTAAACTACAACTGAAAACTGCTAAAGACAAGTGGGTTACACTCACAAACTATACAGGTCTTTCAGAACATAAAGCAAAGTTTTATGAAAAGATTTGCACATTCAGCAAAAACTTTGTACCATATTATAAAGAGATACGTGCTGTAAATGACTGACTTACTAGAAGCAAGAAGAAATATTCTCTCCGCTTTGAATAGGTGGAAGACAAACTGTTCCAATTATGAGTTTGCTGATTGGATTATAAGTAAACGTCATCATTTACAACTAGCATTCGATTGTAGTGAGATATTAGAGAGTCAATTATCAAGACTTTATATTGAATACTACGATGAACCAAAAGAAATCAGCAAAGAAATTAATTAAACTTGCAAAACAGGGTAAGAAACTATATAATAAAAGTGATATAATATATGCAAAGATGATCTTACGATCATTAAAAAAGAAATCAAATGGATCCAATGATTGAAATCGCATACCTAGGAGCAATGTTAATGTTAGGAGTCCTAGCATTTAGAATGATGTCTCAAGGTTGGGGTGCGATGGCAAATACTAAGTCAGACAGTTATGGGTCTGTTATGAAAGCATATGGTAAGACACATCCAGAGATGAAAGAAGTAAAGGATGGTGATGAACTGATGGGTATAAACTTTACACCTGACCCAGAGTTCATAAAGAAGTATAAGAACGGAGACTACCATCTAAATCAATCATTACAAGATAGAATTGCAGAGTTAGAAGATGATGACGATGATGAAGATGAAGGGGATGGAGATATAATAGTCAGAGTTTGATTGGGTATATATGCTTATTGACTTTTGTGTAAAGATTTTGTAATATAAATACTCGGAGATGCTAACATAGCATCCATTAGAAAGGACTCGAACGTATCGCCCTCCTATCTACAAACTGCTCCCAACCAAGACCTCTGTAGGCAGTATAATACTTCGTCTTTAATATCCAGTAGCGAGGGGTTACTGGAAATAAGTTTCGCATCTACCCTTGGTGCCCTACTTACAAACGTCTTACTAATGACAACCTCAAATTTAACACGCAGAGAGAGTGGTCTCCTACAAGGATGGCCAGAGTTCTGTGAATGGGTAACATCAACAAACAACAGAATATATGTTGGTTGGTTTGGTGTCCTAATGATTCCCTGTTTGCTTGCAGCAGCA